ATACTCCAGCCAGCAAACCGGCGACGAGTTGTCCATGTAGAGCCACGCCGCGGCGGTGTCCTTGGTCTTCTCGCCCTCAACCCAGTAGGCAATGACGCCCAGCTTGGGCAAAAAGGTTTGCGGCACTGGATTCCATCCGTGGCCCGTCCACCACGCGCAGACCATGTCATAGTCTTGCGCGGGATCGAACATGCGGAGTTGAATGGCGGCTTGGCTCATGGGTTTAGTCAAATCACACTAATGTCAATCCCCGAAGGCGTCGAGCTTTGCGACAAGGGCGCGAACGGTCAGCGGATAGGGCAGGGTTTGGCGCAAATAAATGTCGGCGTCCTCGGAATAGTTGCCCGCCAAGACGACCTCGGTGTCGCCGCTGAAAGGCGGCGGGCTGGCGTCCATTGGGTCGTCAAAGTCGCGGGGATACATCCAGAGCCATTCGTTGCCGTCGGTGCTGGCCTGCCCGCCCAAGGACTTGAAAAGGGACACCTCCACGCGGTTGAGGCGCTTCTTGCGCCCGCGGGTCGGCCCGTCCTGCATGTCGTAGTCGAGCTTCATGGGCTGGAGCAGGCTGGTGAAAGGCAGTCCCACCAGCACCTTGCTGGCCGATGTGGCCAAAGTGATCTGCCCGCCGGAGACGACGGCGTTGGGTTGCGCGGCCCCGTCGGCCAAGATGCCCACCGTCTTGCCTTCAAGGTAGGAGAGTCCGGTGATGACTTGGGCCGGTGCGCCCTCGTAGCGGGCGGCGCAATCGAGATACCACCAGTTATCCTTGGCTTCCGCATCGAACTGGGCGCGGAAGTCGGGCTTGAAGCGTTCGATGTAGCGTTTGGTCACGCCATTGATCGTGCGCTGGACGGCAAACCAGACCTCATCGTCGTCGCTACCCAGACCGTAGACGGTGGCCGCGGACTCAAACTGCCCGTCGGTCAAGTGCCGGTGCCACGCGACGACCTCTTGGTCGCGCTCGTAGCTCATGCCGATCAGAACACCGTCGCCGCGGACGGCCCAGAGGACGGCATCCGGCTGTTGCTGGAAGGCCAGTTCAACAAGTTCGCCTTGGGTCACATGCTCGGAGAGAACGGTCAGATCCGGCGCAACCCACCCGTCCTGTTCAAACTTGTAGACCAGTTCGCGCACCTTGCGCCCGCGGCGCTGGACGAAAAGCAGGACGTCGTTGAGCAGGACGGCTCGCATATACTTTGATCCGTAGCTGGCCTGCCTGCGGGCGCTGATGTTGGTCGAGGAAAAGGGTTCGCTGTCGGTCGCGCCGCCTACCGTCCACTCGTCGCCGGAGGTGCCGACAATCAACTGCTTTTGCGAGAAGATCCAGTTGATGCGGTTGCCCTCGTTGCTGGCGATGGTGAAGGACAGCCCGTCGTCTTCTTTGCTGCCCAGTTGGAAGTTTTCAAAGTCATCCACCTTACTGCACCAGACGGTGTTCGGCTGGCTGGCGGTGCCGCCGAAGCAAAGGCGCTGTTCGTGGAAGGTGACGGTGCGCGGGTAGCCGCGCAGGGCGCTAAACGCGGCCTCGCTCCACTGGGTGGTTCCGGTGATGACCGATCCCAGCCACTTGTTGACCGTTGCTCCCGCGCTGGTGCCGCTGGCCACGCTGTTGAGGGTGAAGGTGCCGCCGCTGTTGAAGTCGGTGGATTCCAGAAAGACGCGGGCGTTGGTGTTGCTGGCGTAGTTAAGGATCTGAAGTTTTAGTCCGACGCGCTCGGTTTCGGTGCCGGTCGCGGTGAAGTTGCGGGCCGTTCCCAGCGAATTAAACTCCCGCACCACTTCGTAGGCGGTGAACCCGCTGCCTCCGTCCTCGTCCATTTCCTTCTGCGGGATGCGGAGGATGCGGACGGTGCCGATCCATGTGCCAACGGTGGTGATCGTCCAGTCGCCTTGGATGTCGAGCGTGTCGGTCGAGGTCTTGTTGGAGTCAATGGTCAGATTGATCGATCCGCTGGTGCGCGGCCACTGGATGGCCCACTGGCTTCCGACATGACCGGCCACGAAGGTCGAGGCGCTGGCGGTCAGCGTGGTGGTGCCGCTCGACGCACTGGAGGCAATGGTCACCGCGCTGGTATTCATGTCGCGCAGCGGCGGGTAATCAAAGGCCACGGTGGCCAGCGTCCAGTTTGTGTCGCTCACGCGGGAGAGTTTGCGCGGGGCGTGGCTCCCGTGGGCCAGATACATGATGTCGTTTAGCTGCGCGTATTGGATTTCGCGCAGATCGTCCTCGGTGTAGGGGGTGACGATTTCCAAGGGCGCACCGCCGGACTGCACCAAACTGTTGTTGCCCCAGACGCGCAAGTAGAGGTGGCCAAACTCCAAGACAAAACGGGTGGTGGTGGAAAAGTTAAAGGGGATCAGTCGGCAGCGTCGGTTGGGTAGCTTGGCCTCGCCCAGATACTCGGTGCCGCTGCGCCGGTAGACGCCTCCGTAGGGCAAGACGACCATGTTCTCCAGACGTCGGCACCCGCTGCGGTATTTGGCGACGTCGGTGCGGGCGTCCATGTAGGGCGATAGTTCGCCTCCGTTGAACGCGGTGACTAATAGGTTGGCCATGACCTATTGGCTGGACGGGAACTTGGTGTAGCGGGCGGCGACAAGGTCGCTGTTCGTCCACGGCATCTTGCGCCGGAGACGCTCCTCAAAGGCGTCGGCCATGCGGGCCTTGGGGCCGGTGATGGCTTCGTATTCTTGCAGCAACTCCTGCGGCATGTTGCGGCTTCCGGTGAGCGGGCCTGCCAAACGCGAGGCCAGCATGGTGGCCAGCGCATGGACAAAAAGTGGGTGGTAAAACGATCCGTCCTCCACGCGGGCAACATACCGGATGTTGGCCTCCTCGGCGTTGGTCAGAAGCTGATCGGCTTCGACACTAAACTCCCCCAGCCTTTCGTTGGGTTCGTAGCCATTGAGTTGGACGACGCGCAGGCAATCGACCGGCAACTGGTAGGCGCTCTCCCATTCGCTCTGCGGGGCGGTGGCCAGCTTGTTGAGCGCGGCGCGACGCATGGCGAAGTTCCAGCGATGCCCTTGCAGGACTTCGTCGCGGGTTTGGGCGAAGAAACGGTTGCAAAACTGGGCCTGCTTACTGTCGTCGGTCAGCGCCATGATCGGGCTGATGCCCAGCTTGGCCAAAGCCAAGTTGCAGATGGAGGTTTCGTCGGCCATGAAAGTTAGAAAGGTGGCAGGCGTTTATTCGCGGCCTGCCAGCGCGTTAATCAGTCGGGACTTACAGTTTGTAAGCGATGAGGAAGCTGATTTTCTTCCCTGCGGTCACCGCATTGGTGCGGGTGATCGCGGCGACCACACGCTGGGTGGCCTCGGTCACAACGTGACGGGGCAACACGCTGGTCGCCACGGCGGGGGTAACCGCCGCGGAACCCGCGGTGCTGCTGTTGATGCTGATGCTCGTCGCGCTGTAGCGGTCGGCGTCAGCGGCATCCCCAATGGTGGGGATGGCGATAACGGAACCGCCCATGCTCGCCTCGTTGGAGACGCGCCAGAGTTCCGGCAACGGCGTTGCGCCCACGGGCAGAACGGCAACTTCGATGTTGTCGCCTGTGGCCGCTTCGGTGCCGGTGCAGGTGTAGGTCGCTTCCGCGTAGCGGACGTCTCCGTTGGAGAGGTCGGCGCTGACGCGGTTGCGGACGTTGAGGGTTAGATCGCTCGGAGCGATGTCGGTGTAGAAGGTAGCCATGTTGGTTGTTCTCCTTGGTTAGTTGTTAGAGGACTTCGTCACACGGGACTTCGACGACTTTGGCTTCCTGCATGCGCGTTGCGCCCAAAGAGGCGACAGTGCGGATCTGCAAGGCGTGGCTCTTGTCGGCACGGATATCGACATGCACTTTGCGTCCCGCGTCGGCCAGCTTGATGCCGGACTTGACGTAGGCGAAGCAGGTGCGGACGCCGGTTCCACTCGCGTAGGGCAGGAGGCCGGAAGCAACACGGCGGAAGGTGAATCCCATGAACGTGTTGATCTCGCCATTGACCAAGGCGCGAACGGTGTTGAAGTCGCCGCTGGTCACCTCGGTCGTGCGAAGCAAATCTTGGATCTGCTTGGCGGAAACGACCATGATGCGCGGGTCACTGTCATCAACTTCAGCGTTGGTGAGCAGGAACGCCGCTTGACGCAGCTTGGCGATGGTGAGGCCACTGTTGGCCGTCGATCCGGTTTCGACGTAGTCCACGGCGATCTTCTGCCCAGCGGGCAAAGCGGTCGCGGTGACGCCAGTCTCTCCGGTGTAGGCGTTGCCAAGGGCGGCATCGATGATCACCTTGTCGGCGGTGCGGGCATAGGCGGCGGCGTGATTGGCAACCGTCTCGCTCTGGGGAAGGCTGACCTCGCCCAGATACTCGCTGTCCCACTCGTCGAACAACGTGGCGTGTTCAAACGGATAGGGGCGAAGCCAGCGTTTGGCCAAGGCCACATCGCTGATGTTGGTGTCGGCTGCGCGGCTGGTGATGCGTTGCATCTCCACTGCGCCCATTTGGTTGTAGGATTTCTCCTTGCCGCGGACTGTCTCGACGGAAACGTATTCGCGCAGCTTGGAAAGTTTCTGCTGAAGCAGATGCTCCCAGTTGCTGGAGAACTCCGTCGTGAAGTATTGCGGGATTTGATTAACGGCAGTTGCCATAATTAACTCCTTTGGTTTTGACTAAACCCACGTTATTGCGGGCCTTGTCGGGTTGATTGGTTGTGGTGTCCTCGGCGCTACCGATTATCCGCGAGCGCGGGTCGTCGGCCTTGGGCAATGCGCGTTGGACAGGCTCCACAAGGAGTTGTCTGCCTAACTGTGAGCGAGAATTGCGCTGCGCCAGAAGTGGCGCAAGGGTTTAGTCAAAAAAATTTTGGCAACGTGTCGAAGGCTTCGACATATCGACAAAACGTGTCGAAATTTCAGCGCAACGCCGCCCACAAGAATCCGCCGTTGGCGCACCCGTAGAAGAAAAAGATGACGGCCATCGCCGGATCGCCCTGCCTCCACCACCCTACCGCGGTGGCAAAGTAAAGCAGCGTGCAGGCAAGGAGCGGCCAGAAGGTCACGAAATGATTCCGTCGTTGTGCCGCGCCAGCCAGCCACAAACTTCGCTGACCAGACGCCCGATCTCTTCCACGCACTGCTCGTCCAAGTCAAAGAGACGGGCATGGACGATCTCATGGCAGGCCAGTTCAATGCCGCGGTGGCTGATCGCGTCGGGGTGGATGTAGATTGTCCGGTCGTCTTTCACGCACAGCCCGTCGTGGGTCACGCGGGCCGGTGGGCGCTGGATCTTGACCCGCCACGTTTTGCCGTCGATGGCGACACGTTTTGTAGGGGTGCGGCGGATCATTTGAGTCGGTAGTGAGGGACTGGCCGGACGCGCTCGGAGAGGCGGATGGTGAAGTTGCGCTTATCGGCCAAGCCCTGCTCGATCATCCGGCGCACTTGTGTGCTGGTGATGCACTCGCTGCGCCCGCGGGCCTTGGCCAGTTGCTTGATCGTAAACCATCCCTCCGGCACCTTTTCGACCGGAATAGTGGGCTGCGAAAGGGCTTGGCACCATTGTTCCAGTTGTTTGTCGGCTTTGATTTGTTTCATAAGGGCAGTTCGTAGTGCGGATCGAAGACCGCGATGTTCACGTTGCAGTTGGTTCCATTGAACGACCCGAAACACGCGGCGTGTCGCCATCCCAGCGTTTGCCGTCGGATCGACGAATACCCGATGTCCAACTTGATCCCGCACCCGATGTTGTAACCGATGGCTTTGTTGTGGATGCGGGCGCTCTCCATCGCTACGCGGTGGGTGTGGCCCATGACGACCGAATGGCCCACCATTTCCGCGGTGTCCCGCGCCGCCGACACGTTATACATCGCGCCGTGGGTGAATCCGGTGTCGCCCAGCATGAACATGCCGCTTCGGTGGACGCCCGCGTAGGGGATGATCTGGCACTTGAGCTTGCCCATCTCGTCCTCGATGCGGGACAGGACGCTGCTGGCCGCATAGGACAAGACCGCGTTCGGACTGTGGGCCAGTTCGGTCAATCGACTTTCGTGGTTTCCGAATAGGTAAACGTCGGGCTTGAGTTCGCGCAGGAAAGCCAGTCCCTGCATCAAGTCGTCGGCCAGATCGGCCCCGTGGTCGGCGCTGTCGCTGTCCTTGCGAGCGCCGGAGCGTAATGCGCGGGCATCGATCGCATCGCCCAGATGCAGGACGAAATCCGGCTTCCACGCTTCGCGCAGTCTCAAGATGGCGTCCAGCGCCCGCGGATCAGCCTCTGACCCGTGGGTGCATGTGCAGGCCAGAAACTTCTGCCAGCCCTTGGTTTTGTTGGCCATGATGAGCCGGTTAAACCGTCAGCATCCGGCGCACTTGGTCAACCACCTCCGCGTCACCCTCTTGGTAGCGAAGGTAAAGCGGGTTCGCCGCGTTGGTCATAATGTCCTTGGCGCGGGCGCGTGTGCTGCTCACTCCGGTCTGATCACCGGCTACCAGCTTGTCGTCGGACAACTTCTCCGCGAGGTTGACGATGGCCTTGACCACTTGCGGATCGACAAAGCCTTGGCTGGTCGGATCGACTCCGGCGGTCACCGCGGCGCGGCGAGCCAGTTCGATCTTCTCCGGCATCTTGTCACCCCACACCTTCTGGAGTTCGGCGCGTCCGGTTTCCAGTTGCGTTTCGATCATCTGGGCGGCGGCTTGGTTCATCAGCGCGGCCCGCTCCATGTCGAACTTCATAAACTCCTGCATCGCGGCGGCAGGCACGTTGTGCTTGTGCGCCAGTTCCGCGGCACGCTTGGCCACGCTCTCATCCCAGACGACGCCTTCGGGCAGTTGCTCCGGTTTGAGGTTGTAGGCTTCGGGAGATTCGGGAACGCCGATGGCCTTGCGGTAGGCGGCAATTTCCTCCGGCGTGGACTTCTCGCTGGGGGGAACGATGGCGTTGGCCTTCTTGCCCAAGAGTTGCTCCAGCCCTTGGTAGGACTTGGAAAGGCTTTCAACGTCAGCCTTGTCGTTGCGCCAGAATTTCTCCGGTAGCCATTCGGGCTTTTCGGTTACTTCGGGCGCTGGCGCGTTGGTAACGCTGGCAGGCGCACTGGAAAGGAGTGTCCCTTCGGTTGTGACGCTGGTGTTAGCAGCGGGTGCGGTGGACGCGGGAACAGCGGCGTCCGCGGTGGTGCTGATTTCGGAGGTGGTGGTTGCATCGATCATGGTGGTGTTGGTTGGTTAGTGTTTTGACTAAACCGCGTTTAGCGGAGGACTTCGGTGGAGGGCCGCTCAACGTCGGCATCTCCGACGACGGGCAGCGAAAGTTTGTGTTCGATAAAAAGGATGACCTCGCGCTGGCCGTCACGCACCGCGGCGGCGATGGGGTCAAACGGACGTCCCAGCGTGCGTTCAAAGGCTGGCCGGTTCATGCGGAAGTAGGCGCGGAGGTTGTCCAAGACGACGCGGCCATCCTCGCTGTCAAAGCAGCGGTAGTAGGCGTTGTTAATGCGCTGGATGCTTTTGCTGCGCTCCAGTTCTTTGTCGTTGGTCATTAGGGGCGAGGGCGGTTTGGCATGGCTACACTCCGGTGGCTTGATTCATCAAACGGCCAAGGGCGCTGTCCTGCTTGACGCTACCGGCCTTCCCTGCGGCCTCGGCCATCGTGAGCATCTCCTGCTGCTGCTGCATTTGCGCTTGAGCCTGTGCGCGGGCGGCGCGGGCCTCCTCGACCTCGTCCTCTTCGGCCAGCCAGTCGGCGGGCAGTCCGTCGTTGCGGGCGGTTTCGCGGGCGATGACGTCCCACTTGAAGTTGTCCAGCACTTCGGGGCGCACTTGGGCGATGATCGCGTTGCGCTCCATTGTCCTTGCCAAGGAAAGGTTGTGCATGGCGCGGATGGCGAGCGCGACCTTGCTGACGTAGCTGACTTCCGGCTCCGGCAGCATGGGCTGGCCCATTGCGTCCATCTGGATCGCGTCCTGCGGCGGCGGGGGAAAATGGCCGTTGCGGATAAGGATGCCAAAGACTCCGCGCAGCATGGGCGAAAGAAGTTCGGTCGTCTTGCGGGTGAACGAGGGCGAAAACTGCACCAGCTTTTCACTGGCTCGCTCGGCCACTTCGGTCGCGGTCATGTTGGCCCGTTCCAGCGAGGCGAACATGCGGAACATGTCCACATGCATGGCCACGTTGATCGCGTTGGTCTTGCGGGCCTCGCGGTCGAGTCCGATGGAATAGTCGCCCGCGGTGGCCCACTCCTGCGGCAAAGCGTTGGGCTGGGTCGGGTCGTAATAAGTGACGCCCCCAGAGCGCAAATCGACTTCCCCTTCGTGCGTAGCGGGCATGAGGAGACGAGGGAACGCTTTGATCTCGGAGAGGGCGTCAAGTTGCTTGGCTAAAAAGTTGAGTTGGCGGGCTTCGGGTAGCGCCATCCATGCCGGAGATACTCCGTAAACGCCCTGCTGGCTTTTAACGTGGCGACCGGCGAAGAAAGGTTTCTCGTCGTAGCCACTGTTACGGCAGACATGCTTGTTGCTCTGGTCAACGTAGACGCTGGCCCAAGGCTTGTTCGGGCCGTCAGCCTTGTTGCGGTCGCGGTCGTTGTCTTCCCGTTTGTAGAGAGCATGAACGAAGCGATGCTTGACGGTGCCGCCCTTGCCGGTGCGCCGGATCTCGGCCAGCTTCTTCTGCATGGCGGGCGCAAGGTTGTCTTCGCCAAACTTGTCCGCGGCTTGCAGGACAGTCAGTTCCAGTTCGCGGAAGACGGTGTCGATCAGTCCCTCGTCGTTCTCGGCCAGTGAGTAGGTGCCGATGTCGAACTTGTGGAACACGAGCGGATGGCTGGTGCCACTCTCGACAAACATGCAGTAGGTTCCAAAGACGCTGTCGTCGTAGTAGAGTTCGTGAATCTCGGTGTAGAGATTGCTGGTGGCCAAAAGCAACTGGGTCATCTCGGAACACTTGGCATACCACTGCTTGGCCTTGTCGCTCATCACGCCCTTGGGCGGCTCGTAGACAAACCACCGCGAGTCGGCAGGCGTGATGTAGGCAAGCTGCCCATTGGCCAGCGTGGCCGCGGCTTGGACGGCGCTCGTATCGAAGAGGACGTCGTAGCGCGAAGAATCCGGCACACTGCGCTTACTGCTGATCTCGGCTTTGCGCGGCAGAAAATACTCGGCCAACTCCTGCCAATGCGTGTCCCATGAGGCACGCTCGGAACCCAAGTCTTGGTTGCGGGCAAGAACCCAGTCAGCGAGTTGGACGTTGTCTTTCATTTACCAAAGGTCGGGATCGTGGGTTGCGGCGATGAGAAGCATGATGCCGGTCGAAACAACGGCGAGGTGATAGACGAGCGGTTCCATGTGGTTATCCAAGGAGACTGCGCCCCCCCAGTCGCCCGCCGCCGGTCGCGGGGTTGTAGCCTCCGGTGTTGCCCGCCAAGAGGCTTCCGCGCATGGAGGACTTGCGGACACGCTTGTCGCCCTGCTCGCCAGTCTTGCTGAAATCTTGTGCGGCAGGCCCAATCATGGCCTGCGTGCGCTCGGCGCTTTCTTGAATTTCGCGGATTTTCTGCGCCTGCTCGGCCAAGCGGCGGTTGTATTCAGCCACCATAGCCGCTTGCTGCGCCGCTTGCTCCTGCGCTTGCCGCGTGGCCTCGCGCTCGGCAGCTTCTTGCCGCGAGCTTTTGCCAGTCGCGTTGTAAGAACGACCGACGTTGATTTCTGGCCCCTTCCAGCCCATTAGCCCAAAAGACTGTTGCCCGTCACGGGGTTGCTGTAGCCGCCCGTCTCACCGGCCAGCATGGACTTGCGGACGCCGTCGCGCCGCGCCGCGGCTTGGCGGGCCTGCTGCTGGGCATCGCTCACGCTTTGATCGACGCGCTCCGGCATGGGGGCCGGTGCGGGCGGCGGCTCCGGCATCTTGGGCATGGGAGGCATTTCAAACTTGGGCATGGGCGGCGGTGTGCCACCTCCTCCACCGCCGAAGTGGCAGCGGCAGATGAGGTCAATCTTGGACGAGTTGTAGAAGCGCATATTTTTGGATGAGTTTGTCGGTCGAAAAGAAAGTCAGCGGATGGCCACTCCTCTCCCATGCGATGAGCGGAAGATAAAACGGTATGTGGCGCAATAGTTTTTTGACTAAACCCGCAAGACCTTGATCGTCGGCCAAGGCGAAAGCGTAGACATACCATGCGTCCCAGTCCTTGCGCTGGAAGCCACACCAGACGTCGTTGATCATCTCTTGCGGTGCGGCACTGCACACCGGACGCCCCATCATCACATACTCCGGCGTCGAAAAAAAACAGCCGTGCGCCAAGTGCGCGAGCATGTCTTCCTCAAACGTCCGCGGGGAATCCGCGGTGTAAAGCATCTTGCACTTTTCGATAGGCGTCATCGTCGCACGATTGTCCTGCGGTTGAAGTCCAAGTCGCGGATGCCGGTCGTCACCACGGTCGGACGCGGCTTGGCAAAGCCGGTCTTGAGCATGCCGGACATCTCGGCCTCGGCTATCATTCGCAAGGCGTCCGCGGCGTGGCTGGCCCAGTTATGCACTGGCTCGTTGACCACAATGCCCGTCGCGCTGCTGCGCTTGTAGGCGTAGTTGGCCAGTGCGTCCAATCCACGCTCGCAGGCAGGCAAGCGGAAGCTGAAGCGCGGGAACATTTGCAGGCAGGCATTGATCCCGATCCAGATGTCATGCGTCCGCGGCAGGACGCGCACGTTGGCCAGTCCGGCCTCGGTGTAGACTTGGGCGTCAGCCTTGCCGCTGGTGCGAGTCGCCGCGGCATCGTGTGGCAGGAAGTGCGCCCCGTAGCTGTAGCCCTTGGCCAACATGTGGCCGACGCGCTGGACAGGAGTCATGTCCATGTCCATGTCGCAATCGATCACGCGGATCTCGTTGCCGCCGATAATCTGAAAATACCAGACCACCGTATTGACCGGACTGCCAAGATCCCACGCGGTATGCACCAAGGTCGAATTGTCGGTCTTGAAGGCGCTGATCGCACCGGAGGCTCGCAACTTGTCCAGTTCGCCCGCGTAGATCGCGCCCTCGACCGGCGATTTGAAGCACTCGTCGAGTGTCGTCGGGAACTCGCGGAAGATAAAGAGGCCAAGGTCGCGGGACTGCCGGTCATACCAGAGGCGCTGCTGGTCACTAAAAGTGTGGCCTGTTTGTGACTGCATCTGGTCAAGGTATTGACTGATGGCTGGACTAATCGTGGCCACATCGCCCTCGACCACATAGGTCGGGTCTTTCCACCACGGGAAGAAAACAACGCGCCAATCCTTGTCCGTCTTGGCCGCTTCCGGCGTCTCCAGCGCCCCCTTGACGATTTCCCATAGGTGGCCCCCTCGCCCGCCCTTCCAAGTGGTTTCAATGATGATCCGGCCATGCTCGGCGCTGGGGATCGCGCCGGTCAGAATCTCCTCACTGCGCCGCGGGTCGTCCGCTTGGATCACGCCCCACTCGGAGAGGTGCAGCCAGTTGTTCGTGCCGCCACGCGCTCGCAGACCCGCAAAGAACGACGAGGCCGCGTTACCCGCCACACTCACCTCAAGGATGCTGCCACTGTCCCTCACCCGCTCAATGTGCTGCAAGGTGCCGCTGGGGAGATTGTCCACCGCTACTTTGGCAATAGTGGCCAATTTGCGCTCGGCATCCGCGGCGGTCTGATCGACCAAAGAGCATTGGGTGCCAGCGTTCCAAAGCATTTGATCGGTCAGCAGGACGTCGAGCGCGGTGGACATGCCCAGACGCCGCGCCTTCAAGATGATCAGTCGCTTGACGCCCTCTTTGAACAGCATGTCGTAGACCCGCTGCTGCTCGGCCCGCGGGGCGAACTTGATGATCCGCCCGTCGTCAGCCCGCTTGATGTGATACAGATTGCGTAGCCGCCAAAGCGGGTTCGCAAGGTCGTTAGTCGATGACATCCGGTGGCGGGATCAAGCTGGCCAATTCTTTTTCAGTGAGTTCCTCGACGCCTTCGATCTCGCCTGCGTCGAAGGCGGCGGCGAGGTCGGCTTGCCAGAGGCAGCGGAAGGCGAGGCGTCCGTCTGTGAGCGGTTGGCCGGTGATCGTGCCGTCTGTGAGGCTGGCGGCACGGATGCGGGTCTTGGCGGCGTCGTCATAGTGGCCACCGATGGTGAGGATGCTGCGTCCGGCGTCGGGCAGTTCTTGGCCATACTGCGCGAGGAGGTCAGGGAACATCGTGCCTACCGCTTCGGCGGGCACGGCGATGATGCGTTCGGTGGTCTCGAAGTTGCTCATGGGAGTCCGAGGCCGGTGCCGAGGGTTTGGCGGTAGAGGTTGTAAAGAGCAGCATTGTCAGCGGGTGCATAAAGCGCCATCGCAAATGACACCAAGCCGTTATATGTTCCTTGAGCGTCATATCCACTTGCCCCTATATTCAGAGGGCTCAAAGCGGTTCCATTGACAATAGAATGTGTAGCTTCCTGCGTTGCGTTCCTGTTCACGGTCAATACGGAGCCGTTGGAAACCATAGAAAAGCACGCAAAGGCTGCGGGCATTCCAGTTGACAGATGAATTGAGCTAACCCCCGTTCCACTTGTAAGCCTTACGCCAGTGGGCGGCGTGGCGACCGTTCCGATGGCCAAACCAACCGCACTTCCCACATCGTTAAACACGTTGCGAGTGCCAATAGGCATTAACGCTGCTTGGTTGACTTGCGACCAGTCGGAACAAACAAACACGCCGTGATTGTTGGCGTTTGGATTTAGCTGCGTGTCAATATATTGAACAGACGCTTTAATAAAATTCAATCCATCCACCCCCCAAGTCGGCCCATTGGTCAGCGTCCCATTAAAAGTCCCCAGCCCACCCAGCGAATACGCCGTGGTGCCGGTGCCTGCGTTTTGCTCCGAGCGTAACGGCCAGCAGACCATGCTTTCCCACAATCCGAGATCCTTCACGCCGCGCACGAAAGCATTGATGGCCCGCTTGTCACTTGCGCCGGAGCGCCGACAATACTCCGCGGCATCTTTGTCCAGCGACTCGCGGACAATAAGATCGAGCGCCGACATGGCTTACGCCTCGACGGAGCGAAGTTCCAAGACGCGCACCGTGCTGGCCGCGGGCGTGAACGCGCTGGTCGTCTCGGCAATGGCAAACACGGAAGATGACGTCGCGGTGATCGTTTTGCGAAGAAAGTCGTCCTCGGTGAACATGGTGTCGCCCAGATCAACCGGCGCGGAGAGCGTGATGTAGCCCAGATACTTGTCGCGGTCGCCGGAGGGTAGATTGAAGGCCGCGTTGTCCGCAATGCCCGCGGGGGCGCTGGAATAAAGGTGCAGGCGCGTCTGGCCTTGCGTGCTTGATCCGGCATCGATCCGCATTGAAGCGTAAAGCAACACAATCGTCCCGCCGCCTTCGGGCGCGATGTTGGTGAACTGGATGACGCTGGCCGGATCGGTGCCAAGAACGTCGTTGGCCGTGTAGGCGTCGGTGTTGTTCGGTCGCGTGACCGACACTTTGGAAATGTAACGAGGTTTGATCATTGGCGTGTTTTGACTATACCGGCTCAATGGCGCAAGGGTTTATTGCGCCCTGTCCGGCGCGTTGACGATCTCGCCCAAGAGAGCCTTGACGGGATCGGTGACGTCGTGCTTGACCTCGGTCTTGTCGGGTTCGGCCAGTCCAAGGAGTTTGACCAGTTCGCGGACGGCTCCGGTCGCGGCGCTGCAATCCTCGCGGGCGTAGGCTTTGTCGTGGATCTTCTCCAGCTTGTCCGCGGCGCGGGCAATCATGGTTTCCTTCTGCTTCATGCGCGTCTCGCGGGCGATGGGATTGGCTCGTTCGATCAGCCTTTCCGCGGTGCGCTTGCAGACTTTCCACTTGCCGACAATAGCCGACACAAGTTCAGAGTAGCGGCGACCTTCTAAAACCCAGTCGGCCACCACGCTCACGCGGTGTTCCATTTCGCTGTCGGAAGTGATTGGCATGGGTCTTTTTTACTCTGATGGTCAAACTAAAACATTGACCGCGTTTTGATTAATTCTCTCTTATGTTTAAGTCCTCGTCTGCAAACAGACGTAAAGCCTTCATGCGGCTGCGCGGTTTTCGCCACTTGCGAATAACAAACGGACTCTTTGCGATGTCTTCCAACCTTTCTCCACCTCCGCAAATCCATTCCTTGCACTTGTCCGCAATGTGCGAGCAATCAGTTTCCCAGTTTACGACAATGACCGGCACCCCCATTGATCTGTATCGCGTAAGCTGAAACGTGTTTTCTCGCGCCTTGCCTTTTTTGCACTCGATCACGCCGTAAAGCCTGCGCTGATCTTTGATCGCAATGTCCAATCGGCCCGCTGGACTTGTCCATTCCAACTCGCACGGCACTCCGGCGTCTTGCAGGCGTCGATAAACGTCAAATTGCAATGTGGCTTCTGACTTCATTGCTTACCATGAGTGTTCGATGACGCTGAAGTCGTCCTGCGGCAAACAGCAGCATGGTTCGACATCGTTGGGGTCGTTGCGGTCGGTGCGCCCGCCCATTTCAATGCGGTAAGCCATTGGGGTCTTTAGACGGTGCGCGTAAATGCCGTCCGACAACCCAAAGACCACATAAGCCGGAAGGTTGGTGTCCGTAGCAAACTGCATCAGCGCGGACACTCGGCCCAACGAGAGCCAAAGGTGTGGGTATTGTCGCAGCGAGATTGTGTGTCTCGCTTTGATTTCCACCCACGCCCTTGGCGTCCCGTTACGAAAGGCCAAAAAGTCCACCTTGTAGAACGTGGGAGTCTTTTGCAGATCCCAGCCCCACTTGGCGGCGACGACAGCGGCGACATTGGCCTCGCGCTCGACGTCGTTGGCTTGTTCGTGTTTGACCATGATCAGAATGGAATGTCGTCGTCCGGCGCGTCAGTTGTCCGCGGCGTCTCCACCTTCGGTGCGTTGTAGTTGCTGCCCTTTTCCTTTGGTTGCCACGGCGGGCCAAACTTCAGCGAGAGGAAGTCCTTCCCGCTTTTGCTGGTCTGCTCCCAAATACTAATCTCGTAATCGCGGCCTTCAATTTTGACAGGGCCGCTCCACTTGGGCGCTTTGGGGTTGTCTGATTGCCGCTCAAAGGCGGCTCCTCGGTTGTCGTCGTTGTATTGCATGGTGTTGGTGTTGTGTTGATGTCGAGCGTCCCGTTGGGGAGCGCCCAGATTTGTTCGGATCGGAAATGCACAAACGCGCCGTCGCGTTCCATGACGACCGTCCAGATGTCGTTGGCCAGATTGCTCTCGCGGCTGACGATGATCGCCCAGCCATAGCCAAGCGGTGTGTCCACGGGGAACGGGCGTTGCAGTTCCAGCATCATGGGGAAAATGTGACGGCGCTGGGCTTCGCCATATTTGCGTATTGCGTCGTGTGCCGCATACGCACGCCGTCAAAGGGTGCGGAGCGCAGACGCTGGGCCACGGCTGCGCCCCTCGGATGAGCGTCGGTAAGACCCTTGTCCCTTCCCGCTCCTCCTAAAGAGTTCCGGCGGGCTTCGATTAGCGTCATATCGAAGCGGCCCCCACACACATATCGGGCGATTGCCACATGCACGTTGACACAGCCTGTTCCGCCGGAAAGTTTCATCGTCTCTTGGTTTTGACTAAACCTCTACGAAAGTATTGCGGATTGCGTTCCATCCACGCGACGACTTCGCCGGTATTGCCGACGTCCGCGGCGCGAAAGGCGTTGTCGGAAACGAGATAGCAATGCTCTGCGAGAATGTTCATCACCGTAATCTCGTCATCGTGCAGGACGTTCTGGATGTAGGACTCCAGCGTGTTGGGCATGTGTGGATTTTATGGGTGTGGTCAAACGCCGTTTGCGGTTGTGTCTTATGGCCACAAACAATTCATCCAATGCCTTGCGACAAATCGTGTCGTGCATGTCGGCGGCTTCGTCTGGATCGTATCCAAACTCGTCGGCGCATTTAATAAACTGCGACTTTTGCTCGCGCAAAAACCACGCCAATACGTCGGCTTCGTAAAAGTCCAGCTTCACGCTGCCACCACCCCTTCAAGTTCTCTGATTTTCTCGCGGATGCGGGCCACCTCGGCCTTGGCCTCTTCCTTCCACTCCGTTTCCCAAGGGCAGTCGGCTTTTTGTCTCCGGTTCCGCGGGTCACCCTTCATTCGCTCCAGCTTCGCTTTTAAGGCGTCAATGCCTTGTTTGGCGTCCCAGACTCCTTTTGGTTTAGTCAACGCCGTGGCGGGGCGTTTACGCGCAATTGCGGCGGCTCTGGCTTTCATGTTCGCCTGCCAGTTGTGAATTGGCTGGCCGTTCCAGCCTGTCCAGTGGCCGGAAGGGGCGATGGCGCGGGATTCGTTGTCGTGCCAGATTTCCTCCGCGATGTCCTCCTCGACCATGAGCATGCTGGCTGCAACTTTGAATTGCTCCAAAGTAGGAGTCTCAACGACCTCGGCAGGCACTGACTCTTCCCCTTCCATTCCCTTTACCTTTCCATTCCCTTTCCCTTTCCGTTCAAGGTCAGCTTCAAGCACTGCTTCAAGCTGTGCTTCGGAACGCGCTCTGCCACTGGCTTTGCCGCCCTTGGCACCCGCCTCGCGCTTGGCCCGCAACTCCGCTTCCTTGCTCACCGGATAATGGCAAACGAGCAGATCGTCGCCAGCCCACTGGTAAAGCTGTGCTTCAAGCTGTGCTTCAGCAGAGGTGATACCACAGGTCTGCTGCCACTGGCGGCATTTCCATGACCGGCAATTGCGGATAATGCCTCCGTTTTCTTGATCCGCGCAGTAGGCCAAGAGGTTAAGCCACGTTGCGCGTTCCACCGGCTCCGCACCGACGTAGTCGGGCGAACGGAGGATGCTGATTTCGATGTTAAGCCACTTCATAGCCTCTCCTTCATCGTGATTTCCAAATACGGATCTCCCACGCGGCACTTCTCCGCGACCAGTTGATCCACCAGCGCGTCGTCCGCGATCCATCCGGCAGGCACCAGCGCGTCGAGGACGCCCTTGCACAAGTTGTCGAGGTCGGGACGCACCGCGTGGATGCGCTCGTTTGGCCTCGCCTTGGTCACGCGGAACGCGAACTTGATCTTGATCAAGACCGGAAACTCCACTGGTTGCCGCGGCTTAAACTGCCGAAGCTGCAAGACCAGCGCGTCCTGCGCGTCCTTGACCTTTTTCTTTGTGAAGAACATGGGGCGACCGGCGCGAACCATCACGCCCTTCTGCTGGGCGGTAACGGTTGGTGGGTCGCCGTTAATAATTGCGGTAATCATTGTGCGGGCTTTTTTCTGCGCGGTGGGCGCGGTTTGACTGCGGTGATCCGGCGCATTACGAAGCTGGTTGGTAGACCGATTTCGATGAGGGCGGCTTGGAGGTCGCTGTCGGGAACCTCCGCGCCGTGCTTGAGCATGTCGTCGAGGACGTCGCAGCGTTCGCCGTGCATGCGGAGGGAAAGCGTCTCCCACCAGATGATCCGCGCCGCGGCATGCCGCACCGGCAGCGCCAGCGTCAACAGACGCTGACGCCACTCGGTGGGCGTGACGCCCTTGCTCCATCTCGGAACAAAGGATTTTTCGCTCATTGCCCCTCGGCCTCCTGCCGCCCGCCGCCAAGGCGAAGCACTTCCAACAGCACTTGATTGACGCGCTTCTCGGCTTTCACCTCAAAACGAGTGTTGGTCAACTTGTCCTCGCTGCGTTGCAACCGCTCAAGCAACCCGTTGTATTGCTCAAGTAGGTCGTTGTATTTTTTCTCCGCGGCTAAAGCCTTGCACCGGATGATGTCCATATCCTTGAGGAGCTTGGCGCTTGTTAGCTTGGTCTGTTCGCTCATAGCGCCGCCTCCGCTTGCTTTGCCGCCCACGCCGGTAACCCCAGCGTAGTGATGTCGGTCGTGAAGGACGGCCAGTGATCCTCGGCCATGCAGTGCTTCACAAGCGCGAGGTCACGCTGGTATTGCTTGCGGCCCCACGCGATGGCGTCTTGATCCAGAGCGTAGACGGCGACCGCAAACGGCGGCGTCTTCTCCACGCACACAAACAGGAACTCCGTCTTGTCGATCCCCAGCAGTTGGCAGAGGTCGAGGTAATAGGCGGCTTGAACATCGTAGCGATAACTCGCCACGCTCTTGGCCATCATGTCGGGATCTGCTGACTGGCAGCTTTTGATGTCCACGATCACGTTGCCGCCCTCCGGCAGCGCGTCGATACGCGCTTTGCGAAGGACGCCATCTTCGCCATTTGCGAATAGCGAAACTTCCGTCCTTGCGTTGTCCAAGACGCGCTTGACCGCGGGGTGCGCGTGAACCGAATCGCGCATACCCTTGATCGTCACATACTCGTCTTGTGTGATGATCGTTTTGGTCTGCGCGGCCTTCCACTCCTTACCCTCTTTGGTCGAGAGATTCAGACCCTCCGGCTTGACCGATACGTCCAACGCATCCGGTTCCAGTATAGCGCGGTGGATCATCTGCCCCAAGCGCATGGCGGGCGTTGTCTCTGTTTTGAACAGCCCGTCAATGTATGCCTTGAAGTGCGCGGGCGTCCGCGGAGGAGCAACGTAGTCCAGAGCGGACTTCGATATGCCCTCGGCAGCGCGGTATTGCTTTTCCGGTAGCGATAGGATTCCGGTGTTCATAGTCCGGCCTCCTTGACAGCAGCATCGAGCGCGGCGCTTTCCCCGCGGCGCTGTTTGAGTTCCTCAAGGAACTCGCCCACAGAACTGTCGCGTGGCATGCGGTCAGCGAGGGTGTGCAGCCACTCGACCGCCCAGACGAGGTCGGCGTTCATTTCACCACCTCCGCGAACAGTTCGCCGGTTGCCTTGTCGTTAAGGGCGGCACGCTGGCTTGGCTCCGCGGCGCTGTCGAAGAACTCCGCGGCGGTTGTCACCTCCGGCAGCACTACGCCCTCGGCCACTTTGCGGGTGGTCACATTCCGCGGCGAATAGTCGCGCACCTCTTCGGTCACTCCAAACCCGCGCAGCGCGTCTGGAAACGAATCGCGCAACGCCCAGCTACGCGCCCGCATTTGCAACATCCGCTGGGGATACTGCTGCCACGGGCCATCGCGGCCAGTCAGCTTCGCTCGCTTGGCGTCCTCCATCGAGAAGGTGCGAACGCATGGCGTGCGGCCACGGCGCTTGATCGTGCATGTCGCCTTGTCGGTTCCCGCCACCTCGTCGATGTCCTCAAATTCGGGATGACGCATGGCCAACGCCAAGGCGGCATCGCCAAAGATGCAGGGCTTGCCGTTGACGACGGCAATCGACTGCAAAGCCTGCATGGGCGCGAGGCCAACTTCCATTCCGGCTTGAATTGCGACCATCACCTTCTCCGGTGTGTCGAAACTTTTGGGAGCCAGCGTGGAGTTTACGACCGCTTTGCAAAAGCGGCCCATTTCATCGAAGCTGCGAAGTTGCACTCCGTGTTGGTCGAGTTGGATCTCGACGGGTTGGGTCTTCTGGAGAGCCAGTTGACCATTTTCTGCTGTCATTGTATTAGTTCCCTTCATTGTGTTCTGACCCGTCGGCGCGGCATGCTGCGTCGGCGGGTTTTGTTTTGTGGGTTGCATGCCTAAATTCGTGTGCTGCGGTTTTCGATTTTCCGAAGCAACCAGCGGTTCCAGCGGTGGTTGTCATTGGCGGTCGCGTGACCGGCGACCCATCCCAGTCCGTAGACGAGGACGAGTGTCATCGCCCACAGGGCGGTGAGGCATCCGACGAGTGCGTAGTCCATTAGGCCCACCTCGCCTGTTTGAGTTTGCGGAGGATGGCAATGCAGTCGCGGACGCTGCTGCGCCAGTAGGGACTGTCGTTGCGCCATTTCCATCGACGGCACAGCGTTGCTGTAACGCTGACCTCCAGCGTTGTGAGTTCGCGCAACCGGAAGGTTGGGACGTTGAGTTCGGGTGTGTTCATTGTGTTTTTGCGTTGTGTTTAAGCCGCTGCGACATGGCAGAGGCAAAAGTGGCGGGGTTCGGGTTGATGTGTTCGCCCTCGGAGATGAGCCATGCGTGGATGTCCGCGTAGGGCCATCCCTTGCGGCGCAAGATGGCGACCGGCTCGACGAGTTGGTCGTAGTTGTGGCGACCGTTGCGGGGCGCGGCTCCGCGGGCTTTATCGATCAGCGTCATGAGGCGTGGGCGTTAGGTGTATGACACCTGTAGGCGCAAAAAAGTCCGACAAAACCTTCGTCACCTGTTTGGTGAAGCTCCGGTGTTCGGACTGCGCGTGTTGTTCGATGACCGCAGCAAGGTCACGCGGCATCGATATGCTTTTGCGGGTGGTGGGTTCGGTGGGCATGGGCTTGGTTGGAAGGCAATGTTAAGGGTGGTCATTTAATATCCACTTCTTGCCGTATCTTTCTAAAAGAACGTCGTAATCCGGTTTCTCAAAGCCTTCGGTAATTCTGCTGCTGTGCGCTTCTTCTGCATCTGCAATCCATTGTTCCAGAGTCCTCATGTTGAGCCGCGGAACATCCACATTGTAGCCTCGCGTGTAGCCAGAAATGGTATCGACAAAGTAAAAGTATCCGTCGCCGTTCCCATGAACCTCCAGATTGAGGTGAGCGATGGCCTTGTTGATGCGCGCTTTTGTTAGCATGGCGTTATTGAGAGCGCCTAACCGATGTGTTGCCAGCGTTGGCGTGACGGCGCACCATCGCGTCAGACCTCGCTTGGCGGCGTTTCTCACGCAGCCGCTCCATTGCGGTCTGCGGACGCGCAGTCGTGATGTTCGCTGCGCCCGTCGTTGTGTTTTCGTTTTTCATTGTGTGTGTGGAGCCTCGATTTGCATCGAAGTTAGGTGCATTACACCATGTGTCCTACACCTTGCCAAGAAAAAAATGATGGCCCCGCTAAATTTTTTTCCGGCTGAACTTGAAGGTCTGGTTTTCGCGCAGGAACTTCTTCGCTTCGGGATAGCGGGTAGCAAGGATTTCCAAGGTCGCCCTTGTAAAGTCGCCCCCGTATTGCGCGTCGGCCACGCCTTGGATGCGCTCGACCAAGTCACTGGGAAACGACAAGGACTTCACCACCCGATCTTTCGACCGGCGGTTGCCGCTGGCGCTGGTTTTCTTTTTCATGGAAGCAAGTGTCATTCACCTTCATACACCTGTCAATGGCGTCGGCCAACAATTCGGATGGGGTAAAACCCTCCCTTTCTGCGATTTGCAAAACGAGTTCAATAGCTTGGTGTTCCATATCACCCGCGAGACTACTGACGGGCATAGGACATCCGCTGTCCAACCCGTCTCATCTTTTTAATATCACGCGGCCTTGGGCGTCCGCTTGTGAAACGCCTTGCCCCGCCGCTTGTAGACCCCGCGGATTAGCCTTTCTTTGTAGCTGGGGTTGTCCTCGTAGAACGCTGCCTTACGCTTGCGCTCCTTGGCGGCGAACTTTGGGTCAGCGTAGCGGTCGCGGTAGCGTTGCCGCATGTATTCCTTCTGCCGGTCGGGATCCGCGTATGGCATGACTGGTATGAGTCAAAACCAGTTCTTAATAGCCTGCAATATCTAAAATGAGTGTCAACTGGGTGTGTCAACTTTAAGCCCCATCCGCTATTTTACAGAGAGAGAGGCGAGGGTCGGAATCGAACCGACGCTTCGTGTAACCCCTTCTGTTACAGAGAAAAAGGACTATTTTCTTGATGCATTGTAGGCATTTTAGTGTAGAACTGGCTGTGCCAACTATGGCTTCCCTCATCACCCTTTCCAACAGTCCCTACTGGATGGCGCGGATGCGCGTCTGGGCGACATCGTCTGAACATCCCGATGGCGGCTTTTGGCGGCAGACTTGTCGTAGCACCAAAATGCCCCACAAGACAATTTCACGCCGCGTGGCCCAGCGTTACGCCGACGAGATGGAGCGGATCGGTCGGGAGCTACGCGACCAGATACCGGACGAGGTGTTCCACAGGTCACGCTTGGAGGCGCTTATGCGGGCCGCGGGCGTCCAAGGGGCGCGGAGGCGCACCACTTGGGAAAAGGCCGCACAGGGCTTTCTGGACGCAAAGACGGCCAAGCCTCGCAGCATGGAGAGCTACATAAAGCATTGTCAGCATTTTGCGGATTTCCTTGGCCAGCGAGCGCGGCATGACCTTCAGTCGGTCGAGCCGGACGACATCAGCGCCTTCTACCACGATCTGCTCAAGCGCGGCCTCTCCCGCACCAGCGCCCAGCAGATCACCAAAACCGTCCGCGGCGTCTTGCACCGCGCCCTGCACCTCCGGCAGATCGACGCCAATCCGGCGGCGCTGTTTCGCATGAGCGAGGACGGGCCGCAATCTGGCCGCAAGCCGTTTAGCACCGCGGACATTAACGCCATTCTTGCCGCCGCGGAGCCAGAATGGAAAGTCGCCTGCCTCTTCGGGCTTTACTACGGGATGCGCTTGGGAGACGCCACGCGCCGGAGCTACGAAGAAATTGAAGACGGCGTCCTGCGCTTTGTGCCGGAGAAAAAAAGTCGCAAGGCCCGCGTAGTTTCTGTGCCGCTCGTAGGTGAACTTTCCATCCTCCGCGGGACGGGTCAAATCACGCCCAGTCTTTCCAGCATGACGGCCAGCGTGGCCTCGCGCACGTTTACCCGTCTACTCGACCGCGCCGGTATCACACGGACGACGACCCAGAAGAAAGGCAAGGGTCGCGGGGTGACTGACAAGTCTTTTCATAGCTGGAGACATACGATCAACAGCCTCATGCTCGACGCAGGGGTTGATCAGCGCGTCCGACAACTCGTCTGCGACCACGATTCGACAAAGGTCAGCAACAACTACACTCATGCTTCGATACAAACTATGGCCGAAGCGATTAGGCGTTCTGTGCCGACGTTAGAACGTAAGGAATGACCTTCTGCCCGTAGCGATCCATCTCCCCGTAAACGAGGCCGATGAAGCTGGGCCACTGCTCGCGTGGGATCGTCTGGCATCCAAGACTTGAAGTCACAGATTGTGATACCGAACTGATGCTGCCCCCGCGGTGAATGTTAATGGCCACGCCCTGCGAGCGTCCAAGCTGTCCGTCCCGCGTCACAGGCAGCGATTCGCTGGGGTTGGCTGGGCGCAGCGCCGGATAAGGATTGCCGCGGGAAATGCCGTGCTTGCCCTTCCGGTATTGGTGGACGCCTTCAACGAGTGACGCGATCCCTTTCCGCCAAAACGACGGGTCAGTGTTGCCGTTGTAAGCAGCGAACGCGGTGGGCGAGATCACTGCAATGCAGTCATCCCAGATGTTGCGGTCGTTCTTTTTCGGGTCGCCAAGCGTGCGGAGGTAATAGCCGCGGATGCCCACAATAGCGACAGAGTCTTTGACTCCGTGCTTGCGGGCAATCTCCTCGACGTCCTGCGCGGTGATCCGCGGGCGCGTCTTGGGTTTAGTTGCGGGCATCGCGTGCCATGACCAAACCAAATCCCGCGGTCAGCGAAGCAAAGAGCAACCCAAGGTCGGGAAGCTGTCCGGTGGTAAGGAAATCGCGGCCAGCACTGGAGGCCGAAGCGATGATGGTGAGGATGCCCAAAAGGGTCGTTTGCCAATTTTTCATTTTGTTGATGTCGGTTTGGCCAACGGCATGGATACCGTCAGCGATTTGTTAGTGAAGTCGTAGCCAAAGCGGACTTCGGAAAGATTGGCGCAGCCTGTCAGCGCAAAGGCGGCGAGGATAAGAAAGAGGCGCATGTTTTGACTACACCCGCACGCCGGATGGGGGTCAAGGGTTTGAGGCCAATGCGGCGATAGCTTCGGCGCTCGCGGCTTCGTAGGAACAAGGTGCAGCGGGCCAATCGTTCCGCGGCGAAGGATCAACCGCCGATGCCACGATCAGCTGCGAAGTCCAATCGCGCAGGGATTGCATGAGCGGCCCAAGGGGTTTACCCGCCAGCACAAGCGACAAGCGAAGATCGGACAGCGCGTGGAGTTGCGTGCTGGTGAGGTGCTGCTCGACCCATTCGGCGGCGGTGATCGGTTCGCCCTGCGGTTGAGGTTCTGCCATTTGCCAATCGGGCGGAAGATCAGCTTCTGCCACGGCGCGGGTGCCTGCGGGCGGCTTCCAACCGGCAGGCTGGTCGGGGCGAACAAAGGTCACAACCTTGCCGTCTGATTCGCGGATGATGGCGAGTGAGTTCATGTCAGAAACAGTTGATGCGGACAAAGCCGTCGCCGCCGTTGCCGCCAGCGCCACTTAAAAATCCAGAAAGCGCAGCACCACCGCCGCCGCCACCGCCGCCAAGCCCACCAGCGTTGTCTCCCGCTTGTGCGTCGGCGGTTATTGAGGCGTTGCCGCCCCTTGCGCCTGTGCCGATTCTTGGCGAGAGGTTGGGCAAAAGAAAAGATTCACGCATGTCTGTAAAGGAACCGCCCGACAGTGCTCCGCCATTATATGCCGTTGGTGTTGCGTCGATGGAGCCGCCGCCTCTGCCGCCTTGCGTGCTGTTATTGTTGCCGCCGCCACCAGCGTTGCCAACCAAGTTGCCCGCGTTGCCCGCAACCCCGTTGCCGCCACTGCCAAGTATGCTTCCTGTGGTTCCTGTTCCAGCCGTTCCAACGGAGCCAAGAACGCCATTTTGCCCGCCCCCGCCACCGCCTCCTGCCGCAAAACTGGAGCTTGTCCGCAGCGTAATGTTTGGCGTAACCCATCTGACATAGGTGTCGCCGCCTGTCGTCCCAGCTAACCCATTGCCGATAGCGGTTCCGCGGGCCGCTGCTCCTGCACCCCCCGCGCCGACGAGAACTTCAATCTGATCTCCGCCCGTGATCCGTGTTGTGAACGTGCCATACGCGCCGCTGCCGCCGCCGCCGCCACCGCCGACAACAGAACCAGATGCGCCAACGCGCCCGCTGCCACCACCGCCACCCGCGCCGATCATTGTGATGACTTGCATCGTAGACCATGACGGAATGTTCCAGACCCAGACAGAGCCAGAGCCTCCTGTGGCTCCAGACGGTGCTGTTGCGTAGTAGAAGTCGAAGACTTGGCTGGACAATGCGATGGTTCCAGAGGCATTGGGAACTGTAAGCGTGCGAACCGTCGAGGAGCTAATCCCCGACAGATCAAATTTTAATTCCTTGCTTGGTGTAGTTCCGTCATAGAGCGACCAGTTGGCGGAAGAGTTCACCTCTGGAAACGCGCCAAGATAAGTCCAATCCGCGGCCACGCCGTTGTTGGCCACTCGCACATACAGTCCTGCGGGCCGACGGTTGATCAGCCACAGGCCGGAACCGGCCTTGCATAGATAGACAGAGTCGAGGGCTGGCGTCCCAAGGGTAACGGGCAATGCCGTCGGGTCGGCCACTACTCCGTTGATGTAGCTTGTCCCGCCCCCTGCTCCGACGAGGTCGAGTTGGCCGGTGATCGGATTGTAGTCGAAGGTCGCCACTGATTACGTCCAGTAAGTGTCCTTCACCTCGTCGCCATTGTATCGAATGTTCTTCGTGGCGATGAGCGTGCCGGTTTCGGTCGCGGGATTGTAAGTCGAGAAGTATTCAACCTTGGTCACCTTGCCGCTGGTGTAGGTGAACTTTTCCGCGGTCGCTCCGGCGGGCTTGTCCGCGGAAAGCAGCGCAGGCTTGCCATCCGGCCCCTGCGCGACGAGGACGACGTTGGAGGCAATCTTGTTCCAGTCTTGGATTTTGACGCTCATTTACTTGACCCCCTTCAAAGTGTGATGGACGTCGCGGATCGACTGGTCGATCTGGTGCAGCGACTGGTTGAGTTTCTCCGCGTTCGCGTGGCGCTGCTCGCGCTCTTTGGAAAGTTCGACGAGGAAAGAATCACGCGCCTTGTCCAAGTGGTTGATGAAAGCCGGAGCGACCTTGACCAAAAGCATGATGGCGGAAAAAGCGACCAGTCCAAAGCTGCCCAGTTCCGCCACAGTGCGAAGCCATCCGAAGGACTCCATGACCGGAGCGGCGGTAGCAAACACGCCGAAAGTTCCTGCGGTGAGCATGGCTGCGCTGGTTTTGAGTTCAAGGATCATGGCTGCTCGACCCCCAAGATGAACATGGCCTCCGCGACGAGTTCTTCAAAGCTGTGCGGCGGTTCTGCAAAGTTAGTCTGCCCCTGCGCGGCTTGAATCGTGATGCCGTTGAGCCAATCGTAGACTGCCTCAAGCATGGGCGCGTCTTCTTCGGGAAACGTGTCGCGCCAGTCTTTCATCTGGAGCAGGCGAGCGGTGCTGTAGTGTGACGCGATGTGGGCCTCCGCGAGATCAAGCGGACTGATCACAGGAACCTCCGGTTGCGGACGGCTTTGGATTTCCGCGATTTCCTCCGGCGTAAGCGGGATGACTTGCTGCTCTCCGGTGATGACGTTGACTTCGATGCGGTTCATAATTAGCCCTCGTAAATGATGTTGATGCTACCGGCGTCGAAGGTGTCGGAGCCGTTGACGGTGGTGAGGCGGATGCGGTCGAGGGTTCCTGAAAGGGAGACTTGGAATCCGCCCATTCCGGTTTCTGCGACACCGCTAAGTCCAACTATGCCACCGCCAACCCACACATTTCCGCTGACATTGGCTATTGTCGCCGTGCCGTGGCGTGCATACGACGCAAGACCATTATGCCCGAATACCATGCCGGACGTATAGTTTGACGTTCCAACTCCCGATGCTGTTAAAAGCGTGCTTGCCCCAGAATAAGAGCTTGTCGCAAAGCCAGAGGATGTTCCGAGTTGAAATTGTAAGGCGCTTGAACCATTGGTACTCACCCCATTAAACATCACTGTAATCCGCTTCACCCAAGACGGAATAGGAGTGAAGTCGATTGCCACTCCACTGGTGGTTGGAGCCGCCGTCGCAAGCGTAAGCGGCTGCGAAAGTTTCGCCGGAGTGACGGCGGCGTCTGCAATATTCGCCGTCGGAACAACGCCAGTTGTCAGCGTCGTGGCGTCGTCGAACGTGATGCCGGAGGATGTGATGGAGGTTGGCATGGTTAAGTTTCTATGCTGCGCGGGCGAGGAAGCCGGAAAGGAATGTTCCTCCAGAAGATGCCGTTACGGTCATTGTGGTCACGTTTGCAGTGCCTTGATAATGCACAGCCCACAATTCAACATAATCCGTAGTTCCGTTTAGATAGATCAAATCAGAGCCATTTGATTGATATGTTCCAGACTGTCCGTGTGATCCGGCGGTGACACCGGCGCCGTTTTTTGTAAGAATCGCATTCCCAGCGAGCGCATTTTCCATCCGAATAGCAAAATTAAAATGGTAATAGCCAGCCACGTTTGGCGTGAAGCGAGAAGACGCGAAGCAGTTGGATGTATCAAAATCTTCAGCAGCCAGTGTTACGCGAGCAGGAATGTTATTGGTTATTGTAGTTGTTCCGGTTGCATACGCCCGAAACGCTGGGCCAGTTGTTGCCACATTGCTCGCCAACTTGGCTTGGGTCACCGCCCCATTAGCAATCCCGCTAATACCTCCGGTCGTCACCGTAGCCGCGGTCGTCCCGTTTACTTTGATGTAGCCTTGGGCGAGTGTTGGATCTGCTTCGATGCTGATTGGCATAATGGTGGGTGGTTAGCGGAAGATGGCGACGGAATAAACTTTTGAGTCGGCCACGGCGCTTGTGGTGTCGGTAAGTGAATACACGCGAAGCTGTGTTGTTGAGCGAAGAACGGAATCGTGTTGTTCCATGAACCCGCGCCCTTGCGATGCTGTTTGTGAACCCCCGCTCAACATTGCCGCGTAGTTGGAATCCGGCATCGCCGTTGTAAATGTAATCGTGTAATCGCCGGTTCCGTTTCGCAAAACGCTCGTCACGTTGCCAGAAGCGTTAATGAAGCGGTTGGTATTTGCCGTTGAAGTCGCTCCAGTTGTGTCCTTCGTCCCGTCAAAATTGACCCATGCGCGACACGCATAAGTCGGCGCATCGCCGCTGGTTGTCGAAAACTTACCCGCTGTCGTTGCAGTATCCGCGTTCCCCGTCACGTTGCCCGTGAGGTTGCCGCCGAATCCCGAAGTTCCGTTGATGGTTGCTGGCATGGTCTTAAACGATTGTCCAAGTTGATCCGTTGGGAACGGTGACTGTCACTCCGCTGGCGACCGTAATCGGGCCTGCGGACATTGCGTTTTTGTTGGTCGAAATCGTGTAGTTCGTGTTCACGCTCTGGTCGTTCTCGTAGAACGTGCGGTCTGTTCCGGCTCCGGTGGCCCCGCCGATCTTGGCCGAAGGGTCGATCTTCGATGCGGTGACGGCCCCGTCTGCCAGCTTCGGCGTAGTGACCGCCGCGGTTTGAATGGCCGCGGTGTTGACGGTGTCCGCGTTGACCAGCAGCACTGTCCAGTTTCCGGCGCTGGTTCCGGTGGCGATGTAGACGACGCCCTCGTCGCGCTGGGTGGCAAGCTGGCCCGCGTAGTCCGGCACAGCGGCGTTGCGTTGACCGGCGTCAGCAAAGGTGCGGATGCCCGCGGGAACGGAAAGCGTGGTGCCGGTCAGCGTAAGAAACTCGCGCAGTTCGGCGGGCGTCATGGCCTTGGGTTGCTTGGAGGCGTTGAGTCCAATGACCGTATTGGCCGCGGCGACCAGAGCGTCGAGCGCGGTGTCGGCCTCGCTGACGCGGAAAGCGCGGTTGACCTTACGCTCGGACTGCTGGGTCAGCATGGTCAGCTTGTCCAGCGCCCTCTCATGGCTGGCCGCGGGGAAGTCGCCGCCCTCTTGGTAGTCGGTCGTCTGGGTGGCCGGAACGCTGCGGAAGATTGTGACTGTCGAGGTGGCCGGAACGGCAACCGATGTGCGGACAGTGCCGCCGTTTTCGCTGCCAGCGCCGATGTGGTTGATGAGCGTGACCGGCGTTTCGACGCCCGTGGCCGTCACTTTTTGCGTGGCGGCGAGGTGGCCATTCTCCAGAAAGTAGAACGGGACGGTATACGACAGCGTGAGGCTGGCGTTGCCCGTATAAGTGATTGAAGAAATGTCGCTCTGAACGGCCATGTTAGTGATTTGACTAAACCTTCGTGGTCATGGTGGCGCAATAGTTTATTCGTCGTCGTCTCCAAAGACGTTGTCAGCCATTTCGTAGACTTCCTTGCCAAGGTTCGACAAGGCGGCGGCACCGGCTGCGGCTGGATAGGCATAGCCAAATCCTCGTAGGATGTTGTTGATGTCTTTAACCAAACGGCGTCCATCCACCTCGCCTTCCAGCAAATTGCTGACATGCTCCGGCATGCGGGACAGGCTGAAAGCGGGGTCGGCCACGCTGTAAAGCGAACCCTCTGGTCGATACTCGCGGAAGGCGCGGAAGATGGCTTCCTCGGACATTTCGCCCAAAACCGGCACACCGTAAAGAGGCTCGGTCAGCACCATCAGCGCAAGACGCTTTGGACTCCATGTGTCGTCCCAATCGAAAATTTCGTCGTCTTCGTCGTCGCGCAAGTCGCGTAGCATTGTCCGCAAAATTGCACCAAACACTCCGTTGATAAGCAGCACATAAAGCAAGGCGCGGCCTTTTTCAGACAGCGGCTGCTTGGCCCGCTGGAGATAGGCAAGAAGCGCCACATTCTTGCGCGGCTCGGAGCCAAATGCCCACGCCACTGTTTGCATTGGACTGGTCTGGCTCAACTCAAACGCGGATCTGGCACCGGCTCTGGTCGGCTGGGCAATCTCGTCAACTGCCCGCTCGGCTTCTTCGCGGGCGGCGGCTTCAGCCTGTGCGCCGGTCATGCCCGCCTTTTTCATTTGCTCCAGTTGGTAGTCGTAGACCATCGCGTAGGTTCCCGCGGTGGCCAGACCGTCGTTGCCGCTTAATAGCCAACCCACCCTGCGGGCGGCTTCGCGGATTTGGCTTGGCTTGTTGGCCCGCAATCCGGCCATTGCCACTTGAACCTGTGGCGGCTGTTGGTTAATGCGGCGCTGGATGTATGGCGACTTGAGCGCCTCGCCCCAGCCCATCTGTCCGGTCATCAGCTTGGCAAACCGGCGTAGATAAGCGTGCAGCGGCATTTTTGCCGCGGCAGCGCCAAGCTGGGTAAACTGGATGAGAACGGTGCCAATGCGTCCAAACAGCGACATTGTGATGGCGCGGCCCAATATGCCACTTAACGCTTTGGTTAGTTCAAGATTAGCGTCGGCGGCGCGGTTTCCGCCCTGCTGGAAATAGGTGAGATAGCTTTGAAGTGATGTAAGTCCAGCTTGGCCAACTTTAGCCTCAATGGCGTTGCGGACATTGCGGTGGCCCAGCACAGACAGCGCCTCGTTGTTAAACTCGGCATACGCTTTCCAGTGGGCCATTTGCAAACGGTGCGCGAACCACTTGTTGATGGCGTTGCTGAAGACCGGCTCGGCCACGGCGGCACCGCGGGAGCGCAGCGAGGGCGGCGTGCGGTTCGGGACGGCGACGGCAAATCCGGTCAACGGATCGACAGTTTGATTTTGTGTCGTCTGAACGGGGTTGACCGACAGCGGCGAGTAAAACTGCTCTTGTGGCAGATTGATGTCGTTGAGTTTAACAAAAACCTCATTGAGTTCGCTCCATTGCTCGGCGTAGTCGTTGAGCAAAAAGTCGCGGATGGCCTTGGCCTCGTCGGTCAGCAGTGCCTCGGCTTTGTTGACAAAAGTCTGGTCGTAGCTCCAATCGTCAATGGGATCGCCATAATCGTCGAGCTTGCCGATCATGTGCGCCCGCCCCTTGGGCTGCATCCACATCATCGTGATGTCAAGGAGGTCGGCTTGACCGAAAGTAAACTCGACGTCTTCGCCAAAGGGATTGGTGTGCTTGATTTTGTATTTGGGTTCCGACATGGCAAACGACAGGTCTTGCCCCGCGTAAGTCGCCTTCATGCTGTAGGGCTTTTTGTGTTTGGTCAGCGTGGCGAGAAACTTTGACCACTGGTCGTAGACCGCGTTGAACTCATCGTCTTTGGCGTTGTCGGACTTGCGCTGCCAGTTGACCCACTTTTTGGTAAACGCGCTGTCGCGCCCAAAAACCAGCGACATGAGTTGGTCAAACCCCAGCAAGTTGGTGACGATTCCCTTGGTCTTTGACTTGAGTTGCTCGGCCTCGTTTTTGTTTTGCTGGCGAACCGGCGCGGTGTCGTCTGGCGCACCAGAGGCGTCCTTGGCATCAATGCGTTCTTGGTCGCGCAGATTCTTGCGGAGCATTGCTTTGGCCTGCTGCTTTTTGTAGGCGATGCGGTAAATGTCGTAGCCCATCTGGACGGCCTGCGCCATGCGCGAGGCGTCCGCGGTCTTCCACTCGCCAAACAGCGGCAGCGAGTCGGAGAGCAAAATGCTGGCCGCTTCCTGCTCCGGTTCCAATTCACCGGATGCGATCTGCTGCTCCAAGCTGGCAATCTCGCCGTCGATCTCGACCGACGACATTTCGACGGCCTCCTCCAACCGTTCAAACAGCGTGTGAACTCCTGCGCCCAGCTTGCCCTTGGGAACCTTGCCCGCGTCGTCACGCTTCGGCTTCGCCCGCTTAAATAGCTCCTTGAGCGCCGTCGTGTAGCGGTCTTTGAGGTAGCGTTCCAATTCCTTGTCGATCATCTCCAGACGCTTGATGAAGAAGTTGGAAAGCGCCCTGTCTCCGGTGCCGATGTTGGTCAGCACCGTATAACCGCCCACTTTGGCGGCGACTTGCGGCGGCAGCACCGAAAGCAGGCCGTCGAGTTCGCCCAGCGCCTGCAAAAACTTGGTGCGGCGCATCTCGGCTCCGGTCGCCTTGGTCTTGGCGGCATCCGGTTGCGGGCCGATGGGGTTTCCTTCTTCGTCGAGGACGGTGCGCTCGGCTACCCCGCCCTGCTGCATGGCCTGCAATTCGACCATGTTCTCGGCCATGATCTGCGCGAACCGCTGGCGGATCTTCTCGGTGTAACCCAAGGAGTCGAGAGGACTGCGCTCCAGCCGGTTCAACGCCGCGCCGACGCGGTCGATTTCGCGCTGGGTGGAGATGGAGTAGGAAATGTCGGAAATCTGGCCGTCTCCGTATTGCGCGTCTTTGACGAAAACGGTGTTGCCGATTTGGTAAGCCTCGGAGCCTCCGGTCACTTGCTGCATCGTGGCGCGGTCATAGTAAAAGCTGTGACGGTCTGGGTTGTAGCCCACTTGCGTCCAAGTCTCCAAGTCGTCGGGCATTGATTGATCCGCGGCCCACTTGCCATTGATCACAATGTGCGGCCCCTTGGCTTCGCCCATTGCAATACGCAGCGACTTCTTTTCGTTGAGGATAAACTCTGGCTCGGTGATGCGGACGGCGGCTTCGTAGGAGTTTCCGGCTTTGCTTTTGACGGTGACAACGCCAACGCCTTTGCGCGTCATGGCCGGAACATCTTGCCGGATGGCAACCTTTTCACCGGCTTCGATTGTCGAGACGTCAACGCGCTTGTCGCGCTGACCCCTGTCAATGGCGTCGTCAATTGTTGCGCGGTCTGGCAATTCCGCTACGGAGCGCGGCACTTCGACAAGCTGCGCTGGGAAGTTCTCGTTGATGGCTTGGTCGATAACTTCCCGCGGAATGTCTTCGCCTGCCGCTCGACGTTGCAAAAGGTCGCGGACGATTGGCGAGTAAGGACGCCCGCCCTCGACGACGACGCTCGGCATGCCCTCGTAGCGGGCAAGGATGGAGTAGTTCAGCAAATTCGCGCTGCTGCCCGCCTTGACGCCCAGCACCTTGAGCGAGGTGGAGGACATGCCGGAGGTTGGCAGTAGTTTCAGACGTTCTTTTTTCGTCGTATACTTGCCACTGTCCTTGCCAACAACGCGCTGCCAATCGACGGCCTCTTTCAAAACGTGCAGCTTGACCTTGGACTTTTTATTCACCGGCACAATGGTCGCCGGATACGATTCATGCTCCGTTGTAGCGATACCCTTGACCTCGCCTTGCACTTCGACGATGGCGTAAATCTTGCCGTTCCCGTGTTCTTGAAAGTCTCGCAGGAAAGGCTCGGTGAGCATGTTGCCCAGACCTTGCAAGAACGACGCCTTGGATAGTGTCCCGCGCTTGATGGAGTTTTTGGCGTGCTTGTTCTCGGCATCCGCCAGAATGCCCGCGACATACTTCGCGTTGTCCTTGTTGGCGTTGAGGTGCTTGGATACTTTCTCGGCCAGCGATTCCACAAACGCCTTGCGGACTTGGAATACGGAGTTGTCTGGCTCCAGCAGTGCGTCGATCTTGGCAAGGTTCTGCGCGTAGGTTGCGCCGTCTTTAAGCGCCGTCTTGAATCTTTTGACAACGGGGGGTTTGTCTTTTGTTTTTTTGACGACCTCCACCTTGCTTGCCGCAATGAGCATCGCGTTCAGATCGTCCTTGGATAGACCGGCTCTGGCGTCCGCGGTCAGCGCGTTCAAAAACTTGACGACGCCCGTGGCCATCGATGTCGAGGAGAACAACTTCTCGACCGGCGCGGAGACGAGGCCCATGAGAATCCTGCCGCCGTTCTTTGCCCCGATCTCGTTGAGGTGGTTGGCCGTCCGCATGACCATTGCTTCGGTGGACGCCCAGAAGTAGTTTTTGTCGGCATAGAGCGCCGGATAGTAGACGCCGCCCTTGCCTTTGATCTCGCCGCCGTCGGTCAACTGGATCGTTCCGGCAAAGGCGTTATCCGGCGAGTGCAGCAGAATGTGCATGTCGGTAAAGTCGTTGACGTCCACGCCAGTGAACACTCGTCCGTCTTTGACCAGCTTGTCGAAGCGAGTGTCGTTCCTGTAGTGATCGACGGAGCGGACGATGGAGTAATTCTGCTGCGGCCTTACTGCGCGAACATACTTCTCTGTTCTTTCGGCCAAAGCGCGTTGCTGCTCTGGAGACATTTCGCGCACATCCTTTCCACTGTAGCGGTAATTTTGTAGTGAAGCGGTGTCTCGTGCGCCCCAAGCGCCAACAATGGGAGGCAATGCGCTTCCTTGCGCGTCAGTCTCGTTGTAAGTCTCTATTGGGCCGTATTCCCCAAATTGCTCTCTGGCGTATTCGTCATAAGGAATGACCCGCTCAATTGTGACGTTGTCAAACTCTTCGGCAGGAATAAACATTTCGCCGCCGTAGCCACCTTCCGGCATAGCTTTGCCACCCATCGTGGCAACTGGTGGATGCGACAACTCGACCACAAAAGGTCGCGTGTAACCGTAACCGTTGAACCACCGCTCGGCAGACGGCCCGACAAAAATTCCAGCGTTTGGCCAATCGCCGCCAAAAGTTGTGTTATTCTGCGGTTTACGCGCTTTGTCCAAAACGAAGTTAGGATCGTTGGTTAGGTGATACGAGGTGACGCGCTGTTTGTTGTCGGCAAAAGTGATGGAGTAATTTTGAACCGTCTGCGCTGTTGCTTGCGCCCCCACCTCTTGCTCCGTCCGCTCGCGGGCGCGGTCAACCAGTGCCTGCTGGTCAACGCCCACCGCTTCGGCCAAGAGTGCTTCAAAGTCGCGGTCGAGTTTTCCCTCGGCGCGGAGGCGGGCGAGGTTGTAGGCGCGGCGGAAGATGTCTCCAACGATGATAGCCATGCGCCGGAAAAACCCGCGCAGTCCTTCGGGGATCTGCTCCTCGCGGATCTGACCGCGGAAGTAGGCCAAGGCAACGTCAGAAAAGGCTTCGATGACGTCGGTGTCCGTCTCGGTGCGGAGGCGGCGCTGGATGCGGTCGCTTTCAATTTGCGGCAAAATTTCGTTTAGCTGTTGGCGCACCCAATCCATCGTGACGCGGTTCTCGGCCAGCGCCCGCTTGAGGTTGTCTTGGGCAAACTCGCGCATGACGATGGTGCCGTCCGCGCCCTCGTTGATGCGGATGATGGAGCGCCAGATGCCCTCGCGCAGTGCGCCTTGGTTGCTGCCAATAACCGGAAACATCTTGAGGTCTTCCGGTTCCTTGGGATCACCGCCAAAAACCCGCGCCGTCTCAAACAAGCGGTCGAGATTGTCTTTGGACGGGTTGGCCTCGTAGTCGGTAAAGAGGGTGCGGCCAGAAACTTCACGAATAAGCTGTGTGATGTCTTCGCCGCGGTCGCGTGCGTCACTGACCCTCCGAATCCAATCCATAGCGAAGTTGATGCCGTTGTGGACGTCGCGCATCTCGCGCTGCACTGTCTCGCGGCGGGCGGAAACCAGCGCCTGCTCGGCGGCGGTCTGGTCGGTCGTGCGGGCCAGTTCCTTGCCCTCCGGCGAGAGGACAACGTAGTCGGCCCCCTGCTTCTCCAGACGCGGCAGGGCGGCGGGATTGGCCTTCTCGCGCAGGGCGATGGACTCGTCCACGATGCGCTGGGCGGCGGCTTTGAGTAGCTTGGGGTCGCGCTTTTTGGATTCTTCGCGCAGGATGCTTTGGGCCTCGTCTGCGGTGGCGGCTCCGGTGATGCGGTCGATCTGCTCCTCACTGTATCCAGCTTTCCCCAAGTCGGCCTTGCTCTTGAGGTAGTTCTCGCCGCGGCTGATTTCGCGGTAGGAGAGCGCACCGATACCCATCAGGGAAAGCGGAAGTAGGGCGACAAACTGCACCGCCAAGTCCCGCGGCATGCTGGCCAAGTCGAGATTGTAATCGGGGATATCCTCGTCGAGCGCGGCCCCGATCATCTGGACAAACGGAAAGGTGGCGTTTTGCAAAATCTCCTGCGCGTTTTGCTCGGCCAAAACCCCCGCCCCGCCAATAGCGATGCGGGTAATGTTGCGCTGGTTCGGATGCTGGAAGCGTTTGACTAAACCGCCAAAAAAGGGCAACCGGCCCATGATGGTGTTGACTTTCATGCGCTCCAGACCGGCTTCGATGGGCGCGGAAATGGCGGCGAGAAGCGCGGCCTTGTCGGGATCAAGGTCGGGATACTCCAGCATGATCCGGTCGTAGTTGCTGCTGAACAGCGCGGAGGCCACGGCGGGAGCGCCCGCAATCGGCACCGCGGCGGCGGCGGTGTAAGGGATGCTGCGGGCGGCACCGTAAAGACCTTCTTCGATAATCTCCGGCAGGACGCCAATGGTCTTGATGGGATCGACGACGCGCTCGGCCAAGTCGCGCAGTTCGCGCTCGACCTTCAAGACGCCAAGGTCGGACTGGATCTTGGCCTTGGCCTCCTCGCGTTCTTCCGGCGTCAGCATCTGACCTTGGGTCGCTCCGAAGACCGGCGTGTTGCCCGCGGCGCTGAACTCGGCACCGGCCACGCCCGCGGCGCGGAAGACGGGCTGGTCGCTATTCAAGAGGCGAAGCTGACCGCGGAGCGTCTGCTCGCGGAAGTTGCGCGGCACGCGCTCGACGATGTCGCTGGCCCCGCGGCCAAGGGATTCGGCCATCTGATACCAAAAGCCTTTGTCGGTCTGGGTAATCTGGGCAAACCCTCCGGCCAGTTCGTAGATGGCCTTGCGCTGGTTGTCGGGCAACTGGGCAAAGCGGGAGGCCATCTCGCGCATGTCGGGCGCTCCGAAGCCGGTCTTTTGTCCGGTGGACTGCTGGAGGGCGTCGAAGATAAAGCGGGCCTCCGGTGCAAATTTGTCCTGCGAGGCGCGGATCTTCATGTCGAGTTCCTCGGCCTTTTCCCACAAGCGGGACTTTTCTTCGTCGTCAAACATTTCCGCGGCGGCATTGATGTCCTTGCCGACGCTTTCGACAAAGGGTGTGTCGCCGCCGGAGAGCGCGTCCTCAAGGCTGCGGCGGATGACGCCTTGCAGGATCTGGTCGGCGGCGGCTTTCTTCTCGTTGCTGCGCTCAAATTGCCCTTTCTGCCAGTCGAACATCTCGCGGGCGCTGGCCGTCTGCTTGCCCAAGACCGTCTTGGCAAAGCCGTCTTTCTCCGCATCGAAGATCGACCGCATGTCATCAAGTGGCACCTTGCGGGTGTCGGCCAAGTAGCCGATCATGGCTTGCCGGTAGACGTAGTCGTCGCCATGCAGGCTGACCTTCGCGCCCTCGGTCATGCCTTTCTGTTTGGCGATGGAGTCGAAGTAGTTCTGGTCGGTGAAGACCTTGTTCCAGTGGCCCAGATCGACGTAGGGCGCGTTGTAGCCGCTGCGGCGACTCGGAGGCGCTCCGGCGCTGGGGTCGGTGTAAGTCCGCGCCTGCTGGGCTTCCTTGGACTGCGGGGTGGCGGCGAAGGAAATACTCATGCCATGCCAAGGTCAGCGGCTTTTTTGGAAAGGCGCTTGCGAACCCATTCGATGAAGTCTTGGTTGGTTTGGATGTTGTCGCGCACCAGCCACGGGTTGGCTTTCATTACCTCTGCCGCGTGGCCCTTGCCTCCGGTGGCGTCGAGCGTCTGGCGGAAATCACCTTCGGGGTTCTTGAGGATAGCAGGCCCAGCGCCGATGCCTTGGTAGTGGACGACATAGAGTTCAAAGGGGTCGGGGTCGCGGCCAAGGGCGCGGCGGGCGGCGTTGATGTTCTCCTTGGTTTTGGCTAAACCGGCGCGGATCTGGCCGTCGAGACTGCTGTCGCTGCCAAAGCGTTTGCGGTCGGCGTTGAGTAACTGGAAGAGTCCGCGGGCCGACGAGGTGCTGATCGTTTGGTCGGGGTTGAAGTTGCTCTCCTGCGCGACCAAGAGCATGAGGTGCGGCGTGTATTGGCCCAAGCCCTCGGCCTCGGCCATGCTGGCGATCTGGCCTGCGATGGGTTGCTTGGCCGGAGGAAGGTTCGACACGCTGAAATTCTCGGAGGAGGGCGCTGGCGGCATGCCTTGCACCGGAGGAAGCGGTTCGTCGGCGTCTTGCAGTCCGTCCATAGGCGACCCGCCAAAGCCGCGGAAGCCCAGACCGGCGGTCATCACGTTGGGGTTGTTGGCCGTCGGGTTCATGGCGAAGTCGGCCCAAGTGGCGACGTCCATAATGGACTTCCACCATGCGTCCTCTTCTTCCGGCTTGTTCATAAACGAAGCCGCCGGATCAAGGTATGGCTCGACGATGCCCCTAAAACGATCTTGCGCCTGCTCAATGGTAAGGTCGGGGTTGTCTTTAACCATGTCGCGGATCTCGTTGATCACTTGCTGGCGCTTGGTCTGCACGTTGAGCCACGCATTGACGTCTTGTGGTTTGGTCACAGTGACATCGCCGCGCTGCTCTTTCTTCCATTTGCCCGCATCGCCAAACTGGCCCCACTCGGCCAGACTGGTGGTTTGGTTGATAAGGTTTCTGGTGATTTCGTCGGTGCGCGATTTCTGCCCTTGGTTGGCTTTCGATACCATGCCGTCGAGCGTGTCCATGAAAGGCTTGCGCTGGCCCTCCGGCGCGGTCGTCACGATCTCGCTGATGAGGCGCTGGTATTCGCGCTTGTGCGTGTCGGGATCAGCCATGCTGATGTCCTTCTCCGCGTTGTAGGAAAAAATTTTCTGCCAGAGGTCGCTGAATTTCGTGGCTTGGTCGGCTTGACCCTCCGGCGTGTCGGCATACTTGAAGCCGCGGTATTCTTTCATCTTGTTGATAAGTTCCCGCGGCGCATCGATGTCGGGACGAGTGTAAAACTTTTCGATGTCTTCGTTCGTGATGGCGGCGCTCTCGGTTTCCAGACGGGTCAGCATCTCGTTGTTGAGGTCGTCGAGAAGCTGGGCGTGGGTTCCCTCGGCCATGCGGCGGAATTGCAGGACTTGTTCGGGGCGTAGCTTGTGGGGGTTCTTGCCTTCCTTCTGATACTTGGCCAGTTCCTTGCGCCACTGGGCGGGGTTTTGCTGGATGACGTTGGTCATGGTGTTGACGCGCTGTTCTTCTTCGATAGCAATCATGCCCGCGTCCGCTTCCTCTGGAGTCCACAGTCCGACGGTAGCCCCTTGTCGGTATCCGGCCATTGCGTCTTCCCAACGGCCCTCCCGCTTTGCCCGCTCAATGTAGTTTTTCTTTTCCTGCGTGGCGCGTCCGATCATGGCCTTGTTGGCGTCGGTGAACACTTTTGACTTCACCGCGTTTTCAGTGTTGGCCAGCCACGCATCTCGACGATTGCGGCCTCCGGCTGTGGCCATGCGAAGCGAGCCAACTTGGTCGCGCAGTTTCGGCGCGTAGTTGTTTTCCCAAATTCGACTCCACTCGCTTTCCGGCTTGGTCATGGTGTCTACTTCAAATTTGGACAGCATGTCGGATTTGATGCGGTCAGCGGCGTCAAGGTTCGCCTCGTCGCTGGCTTCGGCCATGTTAAGAGCAAAGTCGCCCAACACGTTGGCAGCTTTTTGACCGGCGTTGCCCAAGTTGGAATACGCCTGCCCAACAGCCATGTAGCTCGCGTCGTCGATCATGCCCGCGAGTTCGATGTCGGGCGTGCGGATGGCCCCTACCGGCAGCGGCACGGCGGTCGATCCGGTCGCGGGAGCGTTGGGAATTTGGACGAGCGGGATGTTGGCCATGTTAAGCGGAGGTTGTTAGGGCGCGGGCCAATCGTGACGCTTGGGAAGAACCGCCCATCGAATAATTTGCGCCCATGCTGGCCGCTTGAGTTGCGCCGGAAATAAGCGACCCATAGCTATTGACGCGCAGGGCGCTGGCGGTGTTCTGGCCTTCCAAGAGGATCGGCTGGGCGCGGAAGGACGCGCTGGCCGCGTTGTAGTCGGCGGCGGCTTTATCGACCAAAGAGTATCCGGCCTGCCACTTCTCGACCTCGGCCTTGCGGTAGAAGGCGCTGCGCTCAAGGTTGGCCTTATACATCTCGTCGCTGACGGCCAGTTCCATCAGTCCGGCGCTCTCGGCCATGACGGCCAAGGGCGATCCTTCGCTGGTCACGCCCGCCTTGCCGAATCGGGCGCGTTGTGCGCCCAAGAGTTTTTCGTTTTCGGAACGCATCCGGCGGGCGCGTTCGCGGGCCTCCTGTTCCACGCGCAGACCCTCGTTCTCCATGATCTTGGCGTTCTGCATGCCCGCGGCGTATTGCTGCTCGGCGGCAATCTTCTGCATCTGCGACTGCATCTGCATTTGTTGCAACTGCACTTGGTAGTTGTAGTTGGCCAAACGCTGCGCGGACGCGGCCTGCTGCTGCTGTCCGTAGTAAGACATCCCTGCGCTGGCAAGGCTTCCAGCGATGGCCACACCGGCCAAGACAGTTGCGGTTGCTCCAGCCATATCAGTTCAAAATTTTGACGAGGTGGGTGACGGCCTCGTCGGTCTTGGTGAACCCGTTCTTCTGGTGGAACTTGACCAGCGAATCCTGCCTGCATGTCGTCATCATGGCGCGGTAGCCGGTGGCCTTGGCCTCGCCGGTCAGAAACGAATCCAAGTGACGGAGGGCTTTGACGGCGCGTCCCGCGTTGGCTTCGGGATTGCTGACCATATACTCCAGCCAGCAAACCGGCGACGAGTTGTCCATGTAGAGCCACGCCGCGGCGGTGTCCTTGGTCTTCTCGCCCTCAACCCAGTAGGCAATGACGCCCAGCTTGGGCAAAAAGGTTTGCGGCACCGGATTCC